GTCTAAACGTGTCTGCAAATAAAAAATAGAAATTCTTCGCCCGATTTCAGAGCGCCCGTTTCGTCGAAATAATTCGCCGTGCAATACTCGTACAAACTGGCGTTTTCGAGGTCCGTCGTCGAGTTATAGAGGGCGATCTGGTTATTTAGGCAAATCGTTTCCAATTGACTCTCGGCATTAAACCAATAATCATTGCCCTCCATCCTATATTTCCCGTATTCATAGCCTAATTTAGCAATCGCATCCATGTTCTCGCGATTGGTAATATAGACCACATTATTACGCAAACTAATGAGATATTTCCCATGACGCACATAGGTAGCCAGATCGTCGATCTTGTCCACACAATCCCTATAATACTTTTCGGTACTATGGTTACTATGCAGATGTTTCGCATGGGCAATACGACCCGGATCGACCAGTGCATTCATAAACATGTAGAGCACATTTTGCTCGTCGGTTGCGCATTTTCGCGCTTCCTCCATGATGGAGGGGTAATTCTCCGAGTTGACCAGATGTTGCAGGCACAGGGGTTTGTTGAGGATGACGTCGGGTCGAGTACGCATGACGAAATCATATCGAATGTTTGCGGCGGTCTCATATGCGAGGATTGCATTGTGGGCTAAATAGAGCTGAAAATATTCAATCATCGACCCGCTGTTCTCTAAATAATTGCGCCATTGGGGGGTGATGGCCATCCGATCTAACAAGATGGTCCGGAGATTTAGCCATCCTTGATTGTTTTTGTCGAACCATTCGACGGATTTTAGACGATTGCCTAAATGGGTTTCCAGGAGCTGGCGGATTTCGGCGCGTTCTTCTTCGGGGCATTGCAAGACGGCAAAGAAATCGGCGTGGGGGTTTTCGTGATAAATATGATGAACATATGTAATGGCTTTGCGAATGGTGCGGGTTTCGCCGGTATATAATACGGCGAGTTTCATAAATACATCATGTAGTGTGATGTATTTATGTAATTTGTTTGCACAACAATCAAAATCGGTAAGCAAAATTGATTGCATTTGTGTAATAGAATGATGTATTACACAAACTCAAACAATGGAACTTATGATATTATCAAACGTGGTGCTAGGCGAAGTCGTTGCGCGACCTTCGGTGCACATCAAATCGCCATATGTGGCCGATGTACGCGTAGGTGGGAAATCCGTCATTGCACATAGCGCGTCCCTCGGATGTTGTGGTTTAGCCGATGCAACTTCAACCGTGTATTTATTGCCTACTTCGGTGAAAGACGATGAGCGCAAATGCAGTCATCGGGTGTGTTTGTCGATTGTCCGAGAACCGGCGAAAGGATCGGAAACGGTCGTGGGTATTTATCCTAAATATGCCGAAGATTTAGCCGAAAAGGCGTTGGTGAAAAATTGTATACCGGGGTTGCAAAATGTCATGACATATCGCCGCGAAACGGCGCTCAAGATCGAGGGTTTAGTGGACAGTCGGTTCGATTTTTCGGGGATCGATGGTAACGGGACGCCCTTTCTCATGGAAATCAAGAATGTTCCTTTAGCCGATTACGAAGACATGTGGTCAAATGACCGCAAACGCTTGCCCACCGATGCCTATGCTGGCCGGGCTTTTGAATCAAAAGTCGCCTACTTCCCCGAAGGCTATCGCAAGAAAAAAAACGACGTGGTGAGTCCCCGTGCCTTGAAACATATTCGTGAACTGGCGGCCATCAAGGCGGTCTCGAAAACCCGCTGCCTATTGTGTTTTGTTATTCAGCGCGACGATGTGGCGCAATTTTCGCCGTCGATTGTTGATCCCGAATATCGCGAAGCTGTGTTCGAAGCGCGTCGAGGAGGTGTGGAAATCATCGCGATGGTGGTCAAATGGACCGTCGTGGATGGTAAAGCGACAGCGCATTTTGTGCGCGCAGATTTGCCGATTGTATAAATAATTTGGCCGATTGTCTAGAAATCCGCGGAAAAATCAAAAATATCCTTATCGATCGCTTTATTGGCTAAAGCATATTCGGCATTTGTTCGTTCAAAGAAATTGACCTTGGATTCAATACTAATGAGTTCCATGAAATCGAACGGATTTGCCGTGTTATAGACCTTGTCATAACCCAGTTGGACAATCAAACGGTCCGCGACGAACTCAATATATTGCTTCATGAGCATCATATTCATTCCTATCATACGACAAGGAATGGCCTCGGTAATAAATTCCTTCTCGATTTCCACCGCCTCCATGATGATTTCGTGGATGCGTTTTTTGTTGAGTTTCTTGACCAGTTTTCTATACAATAATACGGCGAATTCGCAATGCAAAGCCTCATCGCGCGAAATCAATTCGTTCGAAAACGTCAACCCTGGCATCAGACCGCGTTTTTTAATCCAGTAAATGGAGGCGAAAGACGACGAGAAAAAGATACCTTCAATGGCGGCAAAAGCAACCAGACGCGAAGCAAACGAACTGCGATTGTCGGCAATCCATTTTTTCGCCCAGTTCGCCTTTTTCGCAATACATGGATAATTTTCTATAGCACAAAACAATTTCGCCTTTTCGGCTTCATCACGTACGTAGGTGTCAATCATTAAAGAATACGATTCCGAATGAATATTCTCCATGGCAATCTGAAATCCGTAAAATGCCCGGGCCTCAGACGATTGCACATCGCTCATGAAACGCACTGCTAAATTCTCCAATACTAATCCGTCCGATGCGGCGAAAAAAGCCAATACCATACTGATGAATTGTTTTTCTTCGGCCGTCAGCTTCTCCCAGTCTCCCAAATCTTGCGCGAAATTGATTTCCTCGGCACGCCAGAAACAATCGACTTGTTTTTTATACATGGCCCACACATCCTGGTGTTGAATCGGAAACATTACAAAGCGATTATCGTCAGGTTTTAAAAGCGGTTCGACAAAGGCGGGTTCGGTCGTAGACATTCTTCCTAAATAATATACTCTTTAGATTTTAAATGGGTTTCTCAGAAACACTTTATCACGTGAAGTGTTATAGATATGATTGTTGCAACTCGAGATATGCAGCGGATATCATTTCTGAACGATTCCATAACATAAAATAATATCTATGACACGGAAGATGGAGCGGTTGTGTACGGGTTCGCGGTCGAAATGGAGGCGAGACATTACAACAACAATTTGTCTAGAATATCTTTGCGATAAATGGCGTCGCGATACCCCTGGTCATACAGGGCGTCGAATTCATACCGATCTTTCGAGAACAGGGTGGTATATTCATGTATATCTTTCCAAATGTTTGCGGGTATGTCTGATGATTTCCACATTCCGGGTGTAATATGGAGAACGGGTTTGATGAATCCTAAATACGGATATTTGCTAAATCCCCCGTCGAAACTGAGTAGATTGTGGTAGGTATACGTCATATTTCCGGTAATAAAGGGAATATGCGAACTGGCGATGCAGCAGTCAATCGCGTCGTCTAAATCTTCAAACCGGGTATAGATGGTGGTGGACGGTTTGCGGCCGCGTTCGACGGTCGTGACGCCGATAAAGAGTCGATCGAGATCGAAATCTTTTGAAGAATAGCTTTCTAAAAGACGGCGTTTGAGAACTTGTTCCATTTCGGAGATTGATTTGGCGCCACGAATGGTGGGGTCGGTAATATGTTGTCTAAATATACTGATGTCGCCCCGATACGTCATCAACAGTGAATTCCAGGCTCCGGCAGATGCACCCGAATAAATATAGCTGGACAAATCGTAGTGTTTTTTCACGTAGGCGGCCACCCCCATCATATAAAATCCCTTGTAGCCACCAGGGGAGATGGAAATGAGTTTTTTGCCTTGATTGCATGGATTGTGTAATAGAAATTGTGTGATGTTGTCAGGGGAATAGGATGCGTTGTTATGTTTGGTGATAATATTGGACGTGGGATATGGGTGCATGTATATCTTGTTAGATGTTCGCGTAAAAAATCGGAGAGGTGTTGAGAACATGAACAGCAATATTACTATATACATGGGTTTTTCTTTGTATATATTTGTAATCTTATTTTTTAGATCACAAATGGAGTCTATTTCACAATCATACCAGTAAATGCACTAGGGTGTATTAGCGTCTATTGATACGGAATAAAATGCCCCCATAGTATAAAATGGACATCGAACACGGAGAACCAAAAAGGCGTGGTCGAAAATCGCGAAAACAAAATGAAAAAGAACTACTCGACGAATATTACAAGGACCGAGAACCTGAAGATAAATTCGTCAAACAACGCAAAGCCTACGAGAACATGCAACATTTGTCGCCCAATGAACGCGCTATATTCGACAACAAATTCACGAAACCGAAAAACCGCCATCAAGAAGAATATGTGGCCCATTTGCACAATAAAAATCGCAAAATTATTGTCGCCAGTGGTCCGGCCGGTACTGGAAAAACTCTTTTTGCTACGGAATATGGTGTGCGCAATTTTTTATTAGGCAATTGCGAGAAGCTGATTTTCACCCGACCCTCCGTGGCCGTCGATGAAGAATTAGGCTTCCTCCCAGGAACTTTAGAAGAAAAGATGGCGCCCTGGGTACGGCCAATTTACGACGTTCTCTACATGTTTATTACACCAAAAGAAGTCGTCGAATTGATGGAAGAGAAAGTCATCGAAATCGCCCCGTTAGGATTCATGCGTGGGAGAACTTTCAAAAACGCCTGGATTGTCGCAGACGAAATGCAAAATTCTACTATATCACAAATGAAAATGTTGTTGACACGTTTAGGCGAAAATAGTCGCATGGTAATTACGGGAGATTTAGAGCAACACGACCGTGCGGGGGAGATCAATGGTATGGAGGATTTTTTAGGGAAATTCAAAGGTAAACGGTCCTCGAGTATATCGAGCTTCGAATTCGACAAGAGCGATATACAGCGCGAAGAGGTCGTCAAAGAGGTTCTCGATATTTATAGTGGCGATTTACCATTGGCATATATGGATGACGAACCCGAAACCGACGGTATTTAGACAACATGCGCATTATTTTATAATACTATTATATAAATGACAAGTTTATTGAAATCTGGGAAATCAGTATTGTCAAGGCTATATCATAAAGCTGTCAAAAATCTATCGTCAAAATCATCGGTTGATGTATTACACAATAAAACCGTGTTATATGTTGCCTTTTTAGTATCGATTGTCAATTTGATATTGTGGATGATTGCCGGTGATATCATGAACGTGGTTGTCTTTGCCCTCGTCGGTTTCTTAACCGCATTTTTTAGTAAAAATATGATTGTAATTTTGGTATTTGCATTGGTTGTATCAAATATTATCAAATACGGCATTGCGATTGGACAAGAAGGTTTTGAAGAAGGAGAAACCACGAATGAACAAGATCCCGAATTAAATCAGGGTGAAGCAACCGAAGGCATTGACGAAGAAGCAGAAGGCTTGACGGAAGGCAATGATGAAGAAGAACAAGGCTTGACGAAAGGCATTGACGAACAAGAAGGCTTGACAGAAGGCATTAAGAAAAAAAAACGTAGAAAAAATAATAAAAAGAACGATCCCGATGAAGAATCACCCGCAGAATCTCCAGTAGAATATCCAGCAGAATCATCCGCAGAAACTACCGAAGAATCTCCTGCAGAATCCACGCTAGATTCTATCCTAGATGACTCCATGGAAGGTATGCAAACATTACAATATTCAAATTTCAATTCCATGTTAGATGAACAAAACAAATTATTTTCAAACATCTCTAAAATGGCACCGTTTGTAGTGAATGTGGACAATGAAGCAAAACTTCGCACATCATTGAAATACGAAAATTTCAAAACGAATGGGCAGAAATAATTGTGTAATAGATATTATTGTGTACATAATATCTATGATATATATAACTATGAAACAATATACACCATTTTTGACCATATTTTTAATAATTACGATAATAGGGTTCTCTATTTATAAACAATGTATGGATCAGGAACAGCAAGAGGGTTTAGAAATGATGGAGAAAGAGACTACCATTACCAGACCCGACGGCATCACAGTAAAACGCCGCAAAACGCACAAAAGAGTTACGTTTGATCCACTTATCGAAAATTACAAAGAAGGCATCAAAATTCCCGGATTGAGTGCGATTACAAAAGGTGTTAAGAAAATCCCGAAAAGTTTTACAAAAGTAGGAAAACAAATTAGCGGCGGATTTATGAAAGTTTTAGGAATGATCACCAAATTTTTCAAATACGTCGGCGCGGTATTTACTTCCATATTTAGCTATATTGAATGTGGGTTTTATAAAGTGATTAAATTGCCACAGTGTATGGGCTGGTATTTATTAGAAGTGTTCGGCCATATATTATACATCCCAGTCGGGTTTTTCTTCTGGGTATTCAGTTTACGAGCCATCGAAAAAAAAATGTGGGGTATTCTTGAAGACATTGACTGCTTCTGTCATGCATCTACCGGTTACCATTTGATCCACTATTCCGATTCCATCATCAAAAAGTGTTATAAATGCAATATTAAAAAGATTCCTAAATTCCCTAAAATGTAGACCCGGGACATATTTCTCCACATAATCTATAACACCATGGCAAAAAAATGTATTCCCGGAGTCATATGTATTGAGAACATGACGCTTTTTATATTACTCGTGGCAATAGGTTTAGTCGTGTATTTAATATACAATCAACGTTCTCCACCAGAGGCATCTAAAATCATTTATGTACAACCGCCCACAAATACACTCATGCCCATTCCGACTCGTTCGACCGATTCCATCAACGACCTCTATATTCCGCCCCTAAAAACCAACGGGTATTTGAATATGCCACAATCTACGATCGATATACGCGGAGGCGTCCCCATCAATATCGAAACCCGCGGTACCGGCATGAATTATCAACAAATCGGTATTCTCACACCCTCCAACGGCGACGGCGGTGCAGACAACCTGATTTTACCGCTCATGGGACGTAAATTGATGAATGGACGCGATAAATGGCAATATTATACGGTGGCCAATGGCGCCGGCACGATCCATGCAAAATTGCCAGTAAGTATCAACGGCAAAAGTTGTACGGGCGAATACGGGTGCGACGATATTCAAAACGGCAGTACCGTTTATGTAGAAGGATATAAATCCACCTTCATCGCAACTGTTTACGAGAACAACAATTTCTCATACATCCCATATATTTAGGGGGTCGCAATATTTAGTGTAATACATAATCTATTACACTGAATAAACCACCATATCCTAGAAATATTCTAATCATATAGTAGAATATGGATACAACGCAACAATTTGTATTAAACAATGATGAATTGATTGATACATCGCGAACTATAAAAACGAATTTTTATACAACGATCGTATATTTACATTTGTTTAAAAACACACCAAAGAATGGAGGATACATACAAATGCCCCTATTTATCACGAACGGTGAAGAAAATGTGCAATATATTACACCATCGTTTTCTTCTAAAAAATATAAATGCAAAAATCTGTATATTTTCAAGGCGAGTCACAATATTGCAGTCGGCGAATCATACGATGGCGAAATGGTTATCGAACTGGAACCGATTTCCGGATCTTCGGATAAATTGTTTGCATGTTTTTTATTAAAAAATAAGCGATTTAGCAATAATGAAGCATCGTCATTAGATAACATCATAAAAATGTCCAGCAAGCCACCGTCCACCTATACCGCAATTGACTTTACATTAGAATCTTATATACGCAAAGATCAAAAAAAAATTATATATTCGAACTTGAATGACACCGTTATTGTATATACAACTCCCATTTCTATTCGCGAAACCGATTTTGCATCATTTACTACAATCCCATCTTCGCTATTTTCGCTGTATCCGTCAGACTCTCTTTATCATATACTCTATGACACATCGAATATAGAAGGATTTAAAGAAGGCATCGATAAAGTCATGACGTGCACGCCTATCAATATGAGCGACCCGAGCGCACCATCAAAAGGTAAAAATACGGCAACCTATTTGATGGACAATAAAATGTCAAAACAAGAACGACAATTAGGGCTCGTATATTCCATGATCATGTTTATCGTGACATTATTTGCGGCATATTTTGGTGCACCGCCTATTTACAAAATGTTAATTATTGATCAGAATAAAACATCCGAACATTTAATATTGTCCAGTTTTATTTTGTTATTTTTATTGTTCGTATTTGGATTTGTATTACTAATAAACGGTGCAATATATGATGGAACCGAATCCATGTTCGGTATGATATCTTTATTGTTGATAATATTATCGGTTGTCAGTATAATCAATAAACGCGCGTCCGATGAAGACTATCGAACACCATCGGGGGCTGGGTCCATTCCAGTAAATATGAATTTTTCAGATTTTTATTTTGGCGATGCAATGTACGATTTTTTACTACAATTGAGTAACAATACATTAGGTAAATACTTTTTTAGAAATAGCGAAAATTTAGGCATATGCATATACTGGTTGATATTGCTAATTATATTGGCGATTCCATGTGCGGTGATTGGTGCAAAAAAAGACAAGGCGGCAAACAAAAAAGAAAAAGCAAAGAAAGGCTATCGCAAAAATTTAATTGGTCTCATTATGGGATTCGGTAGTGTTTATGGCATGATTACACTTATTTTTATATTTAATAGTCTATACCCGGGAGATAAATCCTTATAAAACTACATCATATAGGCTGTAGTTTTATATATACCATTGTGTTATACCAATGAAGCTCCTTCTAATTTTTCAGCAACTGGCTTGAACGTCGTCACCACATATTCGGTAGGTTGTGGCTTTCCAATAGGAGCACGAACCTCAATGACTTCTTCTTCGACCGTTTTTTCGACACCGGCATTCATTTTGCGTAAATCTTCGTCTTTTGCGACTTGTGTAGGAGTATATTTCATAATTACCGCGCGATTGTTGTCAGCACTTCCGGAACTGCGTCTTAATATTTCATAGGCTACGAAAATAAACAATACGCCAAGTATTGGATTTGTATATATGAAAAGAGCAACGGTGGCGATAAATAAAACAACCATGCCTAAAGCAGAATCAAAATATGGTGCTAAGATTTCGGGGGTATTGATAGGGAAAACAATATAAATCATAAATAGTACGAAACATACGATTTCGACCGGTCTCATAGATTTCAATGATGCTGGGATTTTCATTCTATAACATAGATTTATATATTTTTGCACAAAAAAATTGAATTTGTACTGAATCCGCTAAATATTACCACATCCCCCCAATGAACAAGCAACAATTCTTACGTCGAAAAATTGCGGCCTCCAATGCCGCCAAGAAAAAGGCAGAAAAACCCGCGAAAGAACCGCCGTTTGTACCGCCCGCCGATTATAAAGCCCTCATCCGCGAAAAATCCTATTTAGGAAAAAAGGGGTACACGATTCCCAAAGAACATTTACTGCACGAAGACGAAGCCTTTTTACGAAGGGATTTGTTCGTCAAACCCGCTACCAATGCGGCGGCCTATGGACCAGCCTCCGAAGAAGAAGCCTACCCCGTCTTTCGCGAAAACGACAAAAAAATGTACATCCCCCGATTCTACGGTATTCATCGCTACGGCCTCCCGCCGAAATCCGAAATCGACCCCGGCGACCCCATCGACCTCGATTTTCCTAAACCTCTCCGCGACTACCAGGACAAAATCATCGGCATTTATACCAAACACGTCGACACCCCCCTATGTGCGAATTCCCCACTCAAAGGCGGTGGCGGCATACTCGAAGTACCGTGTGGCCGCGGTAAAACCGTCATGGGTCTAAAAATCATAAGCCTATTGCACAAAAAAACCCTGATTCTGGTGCATAAAGAGTTCTTGATGAACCAGTGGATCGAACGCATTGCCGAGTTCTTGCCCGGTGCCCGCGTAGGCAAAATCCAGGGACCTGTCATCGATATTGTAGGCAAAGACATTGTCATAGGAATGATTCAATCCCTCTATGACAAGGAATATCCAGCAAATACCTTTTCATCGTTCGGTCTCACCATTATCGACGAGGTCCATCGCATCGGTAGCGAACAATTTTCGAAAACGCTGTTGCGTATTGCGACCCCCTATATGCTGGGGATTTCGGCCACCGTCGACCGCAAAGACAAATTGACGAAAGTGTTATACATGTTTATCGGGCCGAAAATATACACGGAAAAGCGCGAAGACGACGATGTGGTTTGCGTGCGTGCCATACAATATGTGAGCGGCGATGCGGGGTTCAATGAGACGGAATATGATTTCCGTGGCAACCCGAAATATAGTACGATGATTACGAAATTGTGCGCGTTCGGTCCGCGGAGCGATTTTATTATTCGTGTACTAGGTGATTTATTTGTGGAGCATCCGGAGAACCAAATCATGATTCTATGTCACAATCGGTCACTCCTAAATTATTTATACGAGGCCATCAATTACCGGCAAATCGCGAGCGTGGGATTTTACGTGGGTGGTATGAAACAGGCGGATTTGCAGGAAACGGAATCGATGCAAATTGTTTTAGCGACGTATGCGATGGCGGCGGAGGCACTAGATATCAAAACACTGTCGACATTAGTGATGGTGACGCCGAAAACCGATATTGTACAGTCGGTCGGTCGTATTTTGCGTGTGAAACACGAGAACCCCATCATTGTGGACATTGTGGATTCGCATGATGTCTTTCAGAATCAATGGCGACATCGCAAGACCTTTTATAAAAAATGCAATTACCGGATATTGCAAATCGATAGCCGGAAATATGTGAATATGGAGGGGGCGGCCGACCCGGCAGACAAGACATGGATACGAGTCTTCGAACCGGCCACAAAAAAAGTAGAATGCGCCGAAGATGAATCCGAAGATATTCCTAAACCACCTGCTCAATGTTTAATATCAATGGACGACATCGATTTTGAACAAAACGGGCGTTAGTAATTGTCGTATTTGTTATGATTCATCACCATCATTCCATTGCGACTGTATAATATGTCTATTTTTTTGTCTATATTGTCGAGATGAAACGAATGTCTCGGTGCAATATAAAATGCTTGATATAATGCGGAAGCCGATGTGACTGCTAAACTGGCCATGGCGACTCTGATTTGTGTACGTTTCATAATAAAAAACATTTATATTTTTTATATTCTTGAATATCTTATATATATTCAAGAATCAGCGATCGATGTTATTACGATTTGTATGTGTCAATTAAATCTTTCAAATCGTCATATTTTGCATCTGATTTGAATTTATCCGTGTCTTTGAGAAATTTTACCATATCAATTTTAAGGTTTTCTTTTGATTTGTCTAATTTTTCGTGTAAATCTTTCTGTATCGTTTTACGATCATCATTCGTGGCAGAAGTTTTTAGATTTGCTTCAATCCAGTCAACAATAGGTGTCCATGAATCTGAATTAGCGCCTTCGGTAAATCCTTCGGCAAATCTTTCAGATTTACCCATCTTTGCCCTCCAGAAAAATCTGCAAAATAAATGGTAGACGGCGGTAAAAACAATCGCATGTGTAAATGCAACTATGTATTTCGAACTCTTTGGTGGAAGACGTATGAATATACCAGGGGTTAGTACAAAAAACAATACAATACTTAAAATAATCATAAAGGGGTGCATAATTATTATATATATTATGGCATATAAAAATAGTTTATCCTAAATAAAGAAGCGGTCATTTTTTGATTTGTTTGCGTCGGCGTGTTTTTCTCGACGCTTTTCGACGCGGTCTTTTACGCCGGCTTTTGCCGCCCACCATTTTCGATTCGTATTCATATGTTTCTCCACCTAAAGTCGTCACATGAGGTAAGGGTATTACACCAGTATAATTACCTTGCACCGGATATAATTCATAACCAATCATCTATAGATTATGTAGAGAGATCATCGCACAAGTTTGTGAATATGCACAATTTGACTATTTGCAGGAACAACCCTTTGCGGAATCCATTTCTTGAATTTCTGGTGAAAGACACATTCGATCAATATTTGTTTTGACGCGTCTACATATTTAGCAAAATCAATATTTTCAAAATCGTCTTCGTCATCACTTTCTTCAATATAGTCTAAATTACTATTCTCCCGTATTTTTCGAAAGAGACCATTCATAAAAATACTGGTCTTGTACGTGGGAATGCCCGCCACGCCGCAATATATTTGCGCCTTGTATTGTCCATACGCATACAAATGATAAATGTCAAACTGCACATCCGCCGTCACCACGAAAACCGTCGGATATTTGTATTGGGGTTTTGAAAAATCCAAATTCGGCAATTGCCTAAATATTGTCGACGGATTGGATTTAGGAATCGCCTCCCCGGTTTTCATTTTCGTCGACAAATTCACATATGGCAATATTTTCAACAAACTACGATATTGCACATGATGAATCGCATATCCACACGTTTCATAAATAACCGACGGTATCTCGACTACACTATGTTCATCATACATCCACATCATCGGCAATGCAAATGCGAGAGGACCGTCACAAGATAGCGACTGCAATACATTTTCTAAAATACCCAGTTTATCCCTAAATACTTGTTGTTTGACCGAACTACCGCGATAATAATAGACATCTTCAATGACAAAAACTTGTCGATTTTCCAGTTCAACCATCGTGCCATAGAGAATTGTACCCATCGAAAGCGCACTCGACGACGAAATATTTCCGACAGTAATCGCACCTATTTTTTTGTCGCGCGTGATTTCCATTAAAAAACATACATCGTCCGCCTTGTCAAACGTGAACCAGGCATAATATTTTCGTCCCATGGGAATCGCAATGGCTACATCATAGCCAGAAGAAGCAGAAACTTTCTTATGTGAAATAGTTTCATAGGAAAGTTCAAAAGACGGTAATCGGTGTAATAGGGATTTATTCATAATTATTAAATCAAATCTATTACACTAATCGTCACGATGCCTTTAAATGGATTTCGATTTATTATTTAGGATTGAATAATGGATTCCATATAATTCGCTAAATCATTTTCTAAATCCGCGTTTTCGTCGTTTTTTATAAACAGGTTCTCATCGACCATTGTTTTATTGTCGACAATCTCTTGTGCAATAGTTTTGTATTTTTGTGTTTGGAAACTGATGGGATCCTTTGTGATGGGTTTGCTATATTCTTGTTTCATATATTCGAAACCGCGATGTATGACGAAAATGATAACAAATGATATGATCAACGTTTGAAATATCCACCACATGTATTATACTATATGTTTTGTAGATTTGATAGTTACAAAACATACGCAAATTGCGCGGTGGGGGTCATCGCGATTTACCATTTCATCGACTTTTTAGTTCCTTTTGCTGATTTTTTTCCACGCTTCGCTGATTTTTTGGAAGACTTTTTTCCACGTTTAGGTTTTCCGCCGAATTGTTCGGATGATTTAGGAGCTTCTATTGACGATTCTTTTTCGGCTTCGCCTCCTGAAAGGGGGGTTTCCTGGGTATCGACTTTGGGTTCTCCTTCTGCATTACCACCAGTCATTTCATGTTTACGTTTACTGGCATCTTTTAGGGCCTGACTAAATGAGTATCCACCATTTTTGGCTTTTCCTTCTTGATATACGGATTTCACAAAATTATTCCACTCGGATGGCATAATATATATTTAGCCTAGAAAATATTTATAAAAAGGATATAAATGCAGCCATACACATATCTATAACACAATGCCTAGTATATTAGTTGTCGAAAAACTCGGAAATATTAAATCCACAACCCTAAAAACGTGGGACGAATCCGAACTCTATAAAAAGGCGGGGTTAAAATCGCCAGATGGATTCAAGTGTTATACAAACTGGCCGGTCGAGCATGCAAATAAAAAATACAACGTCAGTCTCTATGGTAAAACAACTGGTCGAGCAAATCAAGAAAATAAATACGAATTTCCGCCACCCGTCGACAATACTTTGTTTTTCGGAAGTGTAATCCTGGTCAATAAAACCACTGACGGTTCTGTTGATGATTTGTCGACCGGCGATTGGGAAACAATTTATGAAAAATTATACGGAGGATTTGAAGATTTAGGCGAAGAAGATTCCGACGAAGACGAAGATTCCGACGACGAACCCGGCCTAAAACGTACAAAAGACGGCTATGTGAAAGACGGCTTTGTAGTGGGGGACGATGACGAAGAATCGGACGACGAGGATTTAGGCGATGACGATGATGATGAAGAAGATCACGTATATGCAACGGGTGGGAAAGCCCAGCGCAGTAGCGGTGCTGCGAAAATAAAATCCGTGTTTGAATTGAAAGCCATCGAACCCACCGAAACCTATTTAGACTGTACAAGTGAATTGAGTGAGGAGTCGTATATTGAATAGACGACATGAATAATAAAATTTTCGAAATACATATAAACACTTTCATTGTCTATATGTATCGACTATTATGATATATTTTTTATTACCAAAAAACAATCCGAATTTATACAATAAAATCGTTTGCAAAATACATAAACACGAACCGATTCCATGTATTTCACAATCCCTCGCATATTATCTATATGACATCAAAGAGCGTATCAAGGGCAAAGAAGACGAATGGGACGAATGTAAAAAATACACGAATCCGTATGAATATATTCACACCGCAGTACCCTATAAAAAAAAGGGCGTTGCGAAATACAAACCGCTATCCCGAGCTTATTTTAAAATGGTTGAAATTCTCAACGTATTTAATTTACACAGCATCAATGGAGCCCTCTCATCCTTTCATTTAGCAGAAGGTCCGGGAGGATTTATAGAAGCGATTGCAAATATTCGCGGAAATCGCGATGACCGATACATTGGTATGACACTCTTAGACGATAATAATGACGACAATATTCCGGCATGGAAAAAAACCGACGTTTTTTTAAGAGACCATCCAAATGTCTTTATAGAAACCGGGGCAGACAAAACGGGCAATATTTTATCGATTGAAAATCTGGACTATTGTAAAGATAAATACAAATCGTCCATGGATATCATCACGGCTGATGGCGGGTTCGATTTTTCATCTGATTTTAATAATCAAGAATCAAACATGTCTAAATTATTATTTGCGCAAATATGTTTTGCACTATGCATGCAAAAACGCGACGGATCATTTGTCCTAAAAATATTCGATTGTTTTACTGAAGCCACCGTCGACCTATTATATATTTTGAGCGCCTTTTATAAAAAAGTATACATCACAAAACCGCAAACGAGCCGGTATGCAAACTCGGAAAAATATTTAGTGTGTAAAGGATTTTTATATGAATCATGTGACGGAATATATGCAAGTATACGAAGTGCATTTGAAACTATGATACACTTGCAATCACAACCCGACGATATTTTGCGATTTATATCCACACCCGTTTCGCATTTTTTTTTAACACGATTAGAAGAATTTAACGCGGTGTTTGGACAACAACAAATCGAAACTATACATATGACACTTTCGATTATAGACAATAAGCACAAGGGCGATAAAATAGATGCAATTATAAAATCAAACATACAAAAATGTTTATACTGGTGTATCAAAAACAATATACATTATTGTTCTACGTTTTCTATTACACCGAATGAAGAATATGCAGTACATGTAGACAAATAATTATATTTTATTTGCAATGGTAGTGACATAGCATTGTTTCATTTCATTCGAATATTTAGAGAAGACGGGGGTTTTTTTTAATGGATAGCCCGTTTTTTCTTTTGTGGTATAGGCAGTATCGTGAGCACCATAGGCAAGGGCATTTGCGACTTGCGTACCATATGCACTCGTATAGGTTGCAGCGGCAGAAGTGATCTCCTCGTATTTTTTGCGGGCAGTAAGATCGCTGGATGATACTCCGCCTTGTACATAGAAACGTTGATTGCTTGGTTTTTGTGTAGGATCTTCGCAATGTGTGTCGGCAACGGCGCGATTAAACTGATTTTGCTCATAGGTTTGATTACGGTCGTATAAATATTGCGAGCTGGAGGTGTAATAGTTTGATTTGCGATTATTAATGTCGTATTTTTTAATCATGCCTCCACTGCGTAGTCTTCGACGAGCATTTTCGGCTTGTGAAAAACAGATGGGTGGTTCGTTCGAAATTTGAATGGCTTCTCCTAAATCATATTTATTGGTTGTCTGGTTAATATCCAATGTATTTGCTAAAGATTTGCAATTCGTACTGGCCACGATGGAAGTGCCACCGGGCATATTGAATGCGTCTACACTGGTAGACGTGCGTGGATTGCCGGAAGTGATTTGTTTAGACGCGATTTCACGACGATATAATTTTACTGGATGGGGATTGAAAATATTGTGCGCATCGCCATGATTTAGCGTATATGTATTTTCTTTTAGTGCCGATGTGATTTGATTGAATGTTTTCCCTTTCCAGTCAAAATAACGAATTGGCTGTAATTCTAATCTGGCTGACATGATATATACTATTAGTATAGAATATATCCTCTATTTTAGTGTAATAGGCGCATATTAGATTGATTTGTAAGATTCTTCTATCATATAGTGTTATAGAAATGACGTGTCCATCTATTGTGTTTATTGTACCCTATCGCAATCGCGCCGAGCAATTGGCGAATTTCCGCGACCATATGCAAACCATCATGGCAGATTACGGGGCAGATGAATGGGCAATCTATTACATGCATCAATGTGACGACCGACCATTCAATCGCGGTGCTATGAAAAATATCGGTCTACTGTTTTTGAAGGATAAGTATCCGGACAATTATCACAACATTACGATTGTGCTAAATGATGTTGATTGTATGCCGTCGAAAAAAGGCATCATTGATTACCGCACGAAACCAGGTGTTATAAAACATTTTTACGGGTTCGAATTCACGTTGGGTGGTATTGTATCCATCAATGCCGGGGATTTTGAAAAAATCAATGGATTTCCTAACCTATGGGCATGGGGGTATGAAGACAACATGATCCAACACCGGGCAACGGCTGGCCGTCTGAAAATCGATCGCTCCACATTTTACAAACCATTCAACAATAACAATTCTATTATACATTTGCAAGACGGGCCTTTGCGCGAAGTGAATCGGGGCGAATTTGACCGTTATGTAGAAGGAACCACGGAGGGAATTCGATCCATCGCTGGACTCGTGTATTCGTTCGACGAGCCCACCGGATTTGTAAACATTACGCAATTTTCAACGGGTAGAGAACCCGACTTGACAAAGTATCATATGCACGATTTGAAAAACGGAACTGCACCCTATGACACAAAATTCGGGTTAATGTACAATAATAGGCGTTATAAAAGGGGTCAACAAATGTTATTGTTACATAAGTGATATAAAATGTTCTTGTTATAAATCAATAGCGACCATATGAATATAGTATTTGATAGTAACGATTTCAAAATAGAAAATTTGTATTTTTTAGAAAAAAAGAAAAACGTAGTCATTGACGGGTTCTTTTCAAAGATGGTGTATTCCGACGAATTTTTTACCATGAATGGAATATTCTTTTTTTTACCCTTAATATGCCAGTGTGATAATACGATATTTCAAAATAAACAATGCATACAATTTCAATCACATCTTCCTGCAAATTTATTGTGTATCACGAAATTGTCCGAAATTGAAAACAGTATCATCAACTATTACAAAAAAATCAATTCGATTAAAAAACGAAATAATTTAGTACTGACGAATCAATTGTATAACGGATTTTTTAAAATATACAAGGAAAATTACAATTCATTGAAAATACACAAAAATAAAAAATTTGTGTTGAAAATATCTGGATTATGGGAAAACCACGATGAAGTAGGTATTACTTATAAATTCATGGAAATATACGACATGTAACCCTAAGAATATTTATCTATAATACATTTAGGAATAAGTACATTCTTGATATTTTCCATTTTTTTGAAACACTTGTTGATGGTCACGTCACTTACTCCGGATATTTGTTTAATATTTATTTTGGAGACATTTATATTACAATGATGTGCCACAAAATAGACTATACCCGCAGCAATGGCATGTGGCGTATTGTCCGTAATGAAATTCTGATGTTCAAGTTTATTTGCAATAAACTTGCACAACATGGTCAATTCCGGATTCATATTTAATTTGCTACAATAGCGTTCAATAAATGAACTCGGTGTAGTCATTTGTAAATCAACTTGTTGCGACGATTCCATGCTACGTTCAATATTGTGTAATATGTTTACGGCCATGGAACAACCGTTGGTCGCACTCGTTTTGTCTAACTGAAATATTTCTGCAATTTCATGGGCGGTTCTGGGACATCCATTCAATCTGCACGAAACATATATAGAAGCAGCCTTGATGCCGTCGCGATTCAACCCGCGAAACATTTTTTGTTCCGAAATGTCTTTATGGATCGACATGGCCTCGTCGATTAATATTTTAGGCAATCCCGCGTTTTGTGCCATAATGGTTATGAATTGAAACTCGTTGTAAAGGGATTTTTCTTTATGAGGCATCGACTGCCATTCGGTCCATTTGCGGATTTTCTTCATTTCATACGACATGTTTGACGTAGCCATGACTTTGCACCCGAATGACGATTCCATTAAAAGCGGATTAATCGGATTACCACAACGCGTAGGATCATTTGCATTCTTGTCGTCCGCGCCGTAAAATCGCCATTCCGGCGAATAATCGAGAGTGTTTGTGAATATGAGAGAACATGTGGGATTCGTACACGTCGGAAACCCGTCATCCATGATCATCAATATCGCATTACATATATTACACAACCCCGATTCACGTTCATTGTCTTGTTTATAAACGCATTCGACCACGCTTGCATCGGACGACGATTGTTTATCACTATCGAAAATCTGCCATAATCGCATTTTTTCTTGTTGTGTAATTAATTTTTTCTTTTTTTGTGTAATACTATGATTATTTAGCACATCGGCCTTGACTATTTCGGGCTTTGGGCGTTTTACTCGGATAGTTACAATTTTGTCTAGATATTGAATCATTATTGGTTGCAGTAAAAGATAACGGCCATATATTGTTCAATTTTGTAGAAAAATAATATCATGAAAATATAACTATGACATCATTTATACCCGAAACTGTATGGAAATCTATGGGGGATGAAGTTATTAAACAAATATGTAATATAGCATATTTTGATAATAAAAAATCACCAGAAAGATATCCGAAACGTGAAATTTTAAATATAATAACTGCATTTTTGGAGAAAAACATCAATATCAAAAACCCGAAAGTTGACGGTAAATTTAAAGAAGATTTTTTCAAGGTAATTGCCGCGGCATTAAAACCGCCCGTGGCTAAAATGTACGAAAACGATATTATGGCCATTCGTTTAATGGAAGGGATTTTGAACGACTCTCCGCACATTTTTATGAATATAATTAATACGGTCGCGGACAAAAGTATTCAATCGAAAGACGATGCGCGATTTATCGATATTTTCATGAAAACAATGAATGAATATATACGCGTTGAAAATCAAGTGAGTCAAAATATGAACATATATACCGTATCCGAAATGTCATCTACGAGCAATGCCGACGGTATTATTGAAATTGAAGATATTCCGAACTTGCAAAAATCGATCATTGACAATATAAAAACATATAGCGCTTTAAAAAATTCTGAAAACATAGATAAAATGAATGATCTAACTGACGAGGAGTTGATTGAACAAATAGATAAAATTATTGACAATGTAATCGAAAAATCGAAGGATGAAGCGAGCAAAACAGCTACAAATTCACCATTATCTGCAGTTTCTAGTATGATTCCGGATATTAATCCGGTAAAAATTATTATTCAAGAAACGGTGGGTAACATGCCTAAAGAATTTGTAGACAAGGTGTTTAAAACCTTAGACACGAGTAAGGAAAAACCGTATGAAGAAATAAAAACCAAAATATACGATACGATTATGTCGGCGTTGCAATACCATTTAGGAAGACCCGAAGGTCGTCAAATGTATTTGCGGCAAATCGAACCATTCGTTAGACATTATGCTATACAGTCACTTATGAATGACGATACCACCACCATCTGCATTTTTCAAATCATTCGCGATTCTACTAAAATCAATTCTATTATTCAAAAATGCGTAGTCAAAACATATGCCTCAAAAAACCGCAATTTTCAAAATCCGTCATTCGGAAACATACGGGGTGGCGCGCCAAATCCGTTTAAGGCTTTTCGAAATGCTCTCGAACCGTCGGTGAATAAAGTTCTTGGTAAAAATATGCCAGATAAAGGATCTATGGCTGACTTGGCAAAAGGATCTATGGCCGACTTGGCAAAAGGATCTATGGCCGACTTGGCAAAAGGATCTATGGCTGATTTGGCAAAAGGATCCATGGCTGACTTGGCAAAAGGATCTATGGCTGACTTGGCAAAAGGATCTATGGCCGACTTGGCAAAAGGATCTATGGCCGACTTGGCAAAAGGATCCATGGCTGACTTGGCAAAAGGATCTATGGCTGATTTGGCGATGCCATATGTTACGAAATCTGTGATATCACCTGAAGGAGAACAATCTACACCACCTAAAGGAGAACAATCTACACAACCCGAAGCAGAACAATCTACACAACCCGAAGCAGAACAATCTACACCACCTGAAGGAGAACAAGTGACACAACCCGAAGGAGAACCAGTCACACCACCTGAAGGAGAACAAGTGACAACAGCTGCGTCAGAACCCGTTATCGTACCTATAAATAGATTCGACAAGGATGCGGTCGTAGAGGCATATAAAAATACGTTTGCATACGATGTCTATAATTTAGTGAATGACGAAATTCAAAAGATAATCAACGGATCGGATCCGATTGCGCAAATTTATAAAGATTTAGATCAATTTAAAGTTCCAGAGTTAGTTAAAATAAAAAAAAATACAATTGAATATGCACAAACCATGTGCAGTCCAGGTATATTAAAAAACAAAATATCAAAATCATTATCATCCAATAAATCTACAAAAGGCGGCAGTCGAAATACTTTCCGCAAACTGGTGCAAAAAAAATATAAATATACTCGCAGACGTAATGTGTAATAGATATGATCTAAGCGTAAAATATAATAACAAGGTATATTTTACACTATAAAAAAGACACTTTCTTTTCGATTTTTTGAAAATGTTCTGGTTTGTAGACCAGATTACCCGACGGTTTATATTGATCAATCGGAGTATATTGTTTCGCATCTTTTGGTGCAGGTTTTCCAGTATTCAATATGTTTGCATTCATGTCGGATTCGTCGTCTTCAACATCCTTCTTTTTGACTAAATTTCCAAACTGATCCACCACATTGCCCGTTTTCTTCTTGATTTCGTTTCGTACGTAAGCGGGAACCCAGTTCATCCACGATACAAATAGTGTATTCGGATGCATATAACGAACATGAAAGCCATTGTCCTCTAATTTTGTTACAATATAGGCAATACATTCGGATTTATCATACACCGGTTCTCCGAAGATATATTCCGGAACCGTAAACCATATATGCTTTTCATTCGTTTTTGTGCGACCCGTCGTAGTAATGCGTTTATGTATGCGATTCAATATTTTATTAAAGATTGACAACTGTTTCAAATCTCGTCGCTGATTTTTCTCATATAAATCGTCAATATTTATCTTCGCAGTCGTCTCTTCGTCATTCACGTATAAAAATGCCATACCTATATAGTGCACATATAAAAATATTTGCATATGAAAACACATAAGGACATCCCACAAACATTATTATTATGGAAAATGAGAACATTGAAAATAAAAACACCGAAAAACGACATATAAAACACCTGGTTATTTCGGGGGGTGGCGTCACCGGGTTCTCAGCCTATGGCGTTTTGCGCGAAAGCAACAAGGCCGGCTTTTGGAACATTGAAAACATTGAATCCATCTATGGCACTTCCATCGGAGCAGTATTAGCCATTCTATTAGCGTTGAAATATTCCTGGGAGGATTTAGACGATTTCTTTTTGAAACGTCCCTGGCAAAATGTCTTTAAAATCGATATTCATGACGCGTTTTTAGCATATGAAAAACGCGGAATCTATGACAAAAAAATCATCGAAGAATTTTTACTTGCACCCCTATTGGGAAAAGATTTTGATCAACACACTACTTTAGGCGAATTTTACGAAAAAACCGGCATATCCATTTATATGAATAGCGTCAACCTAAATAACTATTCATCCGTTCTCATATCACATATAACACATTCGGAATGGACCGTCATCGATGCGGTGTATTGTTCCGCCTGTTTACCGATTATGATTGCCCCATTCATAAAAGACGGAAATTGTTATATTGACGGAGGTGCTATAGTGAATTATCCGCTGGAATTTTGCATTCAAAATGGCGCTAAACACGATGAAATATTCGGAATTACTTTGGCTAAAGTAGATCAATCAATAAATATTGTTACCGAACAATCGACCCTCTTTGATTATATGTCAATATTATTGAGTAAAATATATGAGCACGCATGTCATGATCATGTGCAAAATTATAATATAAAATATGAAATTGCGCTAGAAAATGCGGTCGTATCGATTTACGACATGATATCGTGTATGTCTTCTATGGAACAACGCCATTTGTTCATTACAAAGGGTGTTATGACGTGGGAAAAATCGCGCGATCGGTTATTTCGTACCGGCGACGACGAATTGTTGAAGTGAATCCTTGGTGACTTTAGCGTCAAAATCAATGCGATTGTCTCCGACTACCATTAAAATGGTTGGATACGATTCGATCTTGTATTTTGCAATCAACGTATTGACCTTTTCGTCGTTCTCATCCGTGCAATTGATCTCGCGACAATCAATTGTCCACCCATTTACCATTTTGCCATTGTATTCTTCTTTGAATTGAAACCATGATGGTTTCGCCTTTTTGCAATGAGGACACCAATCCGCATAGAAGAAGAGAACTTCGGCGGGTTTTCCGCGAGTATTCGCGTTTGCCACATTCGAATAAATCGCATCGTCTTTTGTGTTTGCGTAAAATTTGTTGTATCCATACCAGCCGAGCAAAGCAAATAAAATTAAAAATATAACAATGAATATGATCGTAGTATATCTGCGAATATACCGCGTGTAGATTAAATTCAATAAAGTTGACATATATATAATACCGTCGAAAATAAAATTCGCAAAAATATCGCACACTTTTTGCTAAACATGTTTAGCAAAATATTTGTATTATACAAAATATCGCCCTATTATAACAGAGAACATGCACAATAAAACACACAAAACCCGCGGAAAACCTCGCATATTTACCCGAAAACACTATATTAGCAACGATGGTATGCTTACTACTGTATGGGGACCCAGTACATGGCATCTATTACACACCATGAGCTTCAATTACCCCGTAAATCCTTCGTGTGATGATAAACGTAACTATCGCGAATTTATTTTGAATTTGCAAAACGTATTACCCTGCGGAAAATGCCGCAAGAATCTCAAACAAAATTTCAAAAAACTGCCGTTATTATGGAAACATATGGAGAACCGCGACACCTTTTCTAGGTATATGTACCGATTGCATGAACTCATCAACAAGATGCTTGGTAAAAAATCGGGGTTGTCATATGCGGATGTCAGAGAACGCTATGAACATTTCCGATCACGTTGTACAAAGTCTTTAGAAGAATTAAAACGAGAACATGAAGAATTGATGGCAAAAGGCGAAAAAGGTTGCACCGAACCACTCTACGGAGAAAAATCAAAATGTGTTTTGAAAATCGTGCCACATGATGACCCGTGCAATACATTCGATATTGACAATAAATGCATGAAAAAGCGCCTCACTATTCCGGAAAAATAGATGCATTATTATAATTAGTAATTATATACGTATTAATTATATACAATGTCAGCACACAACGATAATGAAGATATAGAAGAAATGCCATATGATAAAATAGAATCAAATGACGAAGAGAAAACTATCCCATTTTGGAGTGAAAACCCGAATGTTCTCTTGCAACCCCGATTTTTGCTAGAATTTTTTCCGACAGAAGACATGTGTTATGAACAAAAACTCAATGCCATCAGTCGTCTTATCATACTTCTCACCATTGTCGCATTTATATTTAGTCGTAGCATTCGACTAGTAATCATTGCAATCATCACCTTGTTCTCCATCCATTTGCTTTATTTTTATAAATCCAACGAAGACGCGAAAATGGAGAACCACAAACAACATTTAGCAGAACCATTCGACGGACCTGCCCGCGATTTGTTAAAACAAAACAATATCCCATTATCCCCCGATACATTTATGACACCTTCTGCAGAGAATCCATTTAGCAATGTATTATTGAACGACTATGACTACAATCCTACAAAAAGCCCAGCGCCCTATTCTGCGAAACCAGATATCAATGCCAAAATATTAGACGAAGCAAAACAACTCGTGCAGAATTTAAATCCGGATCAACCCGACATTGCCAATAAACTTTTCAAAGATTTAGGAGAACAATATGTTTTCGAACAATCTTTACGCCCGTTTTATTCTACCGCCAGTACGACTATTCCTAATGATCAGGCCGGATTTGCTAATTTTTGTTACGGCAGTATGGTTTCATGTAAAGAAGGCAATCCATTCGCTTGCGCCCGCAATTTATCACGACATACAAACGTATAGTTTTTCAAAAATTCTTGTGTAATAGTATATTATACAAGAATATGTCTTATATGTTCAATAATTTAGGTCGCATCGGCGCTGATATTACCGATAATACACAAAAAAACATGTATAACACTAGAATGGCAAACTATACTTTATCGAATTTTTTCTCTGAAACGAAATCAGATTCCCACGTGAAATTCGCCACCATGCAGCCTACCGTGACATTTAATGGTGTTAATGGTGGAAGTGGTGTCGGCGGAGGAGTCGTCGATTACGAATCCCTTTTGAAATTGAATGTCGAACAAGAACGTCCTTTAGAGAAAGTGCAATTGATCCAACGTCCTTTTGCCACGGTACCTTATTTAGGAAGAGGTGCCGGAAATCCAGATATCGAATCAAAATTACAACAAGGCGAAATTGTAAATCATCAAAAGAGTGTATCTACAATCATGGAGAAATCATTCATGGACTATTCCATGTATCCAACCGATGCCACGATGAATGAACGCGTGGCGAACCCTGCTTACAGTGTAGAAGAAGCGGCCATGAATGGATGGGTCCGCGGAGGATCGTCTACCCGAGACATGGCAAATGGCGCAAAAAAATAAACATGTCAAATAACATAAAAAATAATGTTTATGTTATTCATATGGAGACAATGACGACTCATTTGCCCGTGAATTTATCCATCGACGCACTGTCTTATGAAAACGACGACGAATACCGCGCCGCCGTGAAATTGATATTTATGATCTGCGTTGCAAGTCCGGAAACTGACGAAATCGACGAGGTTGCAATGACAACATCCCTAGACTATGTCTGGAAAAACACCAAGACAAATCCGTTGTTTATGGAATTATATACTTTAGCTGCGGCACAAATGATGACCGAAGATGCAACGATTGGTTTAGCCATAATGTTTTCCTATGATTATTTGAAGGAGTTTTATTTATTATTTAGTAAGTTTTTGTCGAACCCGGCCGAATCGTGCGAAGACCACCCCTGTTATTTGTCGCTGAAAACAAAACTGACTACGAAATAATATATTGCCATTATATAAATATGGCATCTACGCGCACTAAAAATACACCCGGAGATTATCAATTAGAACAATGGTCATTTGCTCAAAATGTTAGCTATAACACCGCATCACATTATGGTCGTCCTGAACAAACCTATTTACCAGGCGATGGATTGCTGGCCGGAAATGTATCTCGCACTCAACTGTCGAGTAATTCATGTGATATAGAATCGATGCTTCGTGGGATCGGTTCTACTAATTTAGTAACGCCTAAATCTCCGACGGTTCCGGAGATATCGCGTCTTCCATCGTTGTCGGTGATTGATCGTATTCCGCTTTTGATCCCGGCTCCTTTAGTAGTACAGTCGAATCAACGTCCGTTACGGGATTAGGCGAGTGAGTCATTTGCTGGATGGAACCGTTTTTTTGCAGTATGCATTTTTCGCGCACTATGAGGTCGTCTTTTAAAGGATATATTTTTGCTTTGTTTCACGGATTGCCGATTCATTAATTCGTGAATAGACACCATGATATGATTATAGTCGGCGGATTCTATGGTATTGGAAGATTCGTATTCTGTGCTTGCGCGTTCGATATTTTCGGAGCATTGTATGTCGATGTTTGATGACAACAATTGCTGCAGAAGAGCGCCATGTTCTTCCCGGTTAATGGGAGGCAATTCATCAATCGATTGAAAATCAATAGCATAGCGGTCTTGATGGGGTGTCATAGAACCATCATTTGCTAATGTGAAGGGGATTTTGATAATGGCCATATATGTTTTTTGCATGAATAGTATAATTATATGTACTATTGATTCGTATTTATACTATTTGTTTTGTAAAAAATATAAACATATGTGACGTTGATATGTATATGCAAAATCCTTTTGAAATTGAAGTCGTGGAAAAGGATGAATATACTATCGAAGATTATTTGGATATTCAACAAAAATTAAAAGCAATAAGTATCGACGAATTGTTGAATTCCATGTATCCGCCGAAACATGCGTTTTATGAATTGTATGATTTCAGAAATCGATGCACACGCGGTATCAAACAAAATATGTGTGATGTAGAAAATCAATTATTACCCACGAAAGAATTGCACAAAATTGGAAATGGTGGAGATAGGCGCAGTTGCATTGTTTGTTGCACGCCATTTTCTCATGAACGTAGTCGCGATCCACAGTATAATAGTCGTTATGTTGCTTCGCAAACGATAAAAGAATCATTAGAGTCCGTGGGATTTAATGGCTATTTTTATTTGCGAAATGGGGGATTCCCGACGCCTAAAGGAATCGAAATGAAATATGCGGGGGTGCCCTATTGTTTCAAAATATTTATGATGTTGGAAGCAAAACAAATGGGGTTTGACAAAGTGGTTTGGATTGATTCGGGGTGTTATGCTATCAATAATCCGCAACGATTGTTTGATATTTTAGAACATCAGCCCACCATTATGGACTGCGTAAAATCGCATAATAATTATGATGCCATGTGTTTTACACCGACCATCGAATTGTTGAATCATATTACCGGATGCGACATACATTCTGCGTATTATATTGGGACGATTGTATTTGGTCTAAATATGGGAAATGAACAAATCGGTGATATAGTAAATGAATATTATGACATGGTGAAACTAGGATTGCCGTTTTTGTCGATTTTCCCCGAAGAAATCGTATTGTCGGCTATATTCAATAAACCCGAATATAAATCCTTGTTTTTTGAGCAGCCTGAATGTGGAAAACTGCAAATCCACGAAAATCGAATGGACAGAGAATCTGCTCGAAATCGGGGGTTTTATTTTTATCATCGCGATTATTTGCGATTGATTTAGAATATATATTCGCACATGCGTGAATATATATTTAGGTGAATTTCACAATAATCTTGACATTTTCTTTTTTGATGCATTTGCACGCCGAAACCGACAATTCTTCGCGTTTCTTGCGGGTCTTGTCGTTTTGCGACAATTCTTCTTGCTTTTTCTTGGAAGTACTGTTGCGCGAATTCATGTCTTCTTCGATTTCGCTGTAGTGGTTGCGGATGAAATCGATGATATTGTTTTCGATGGCCCATTTGAAGAAATTCAGTTGGCCCAGGGTGGTCTCCATGTATTTTTCTTCGTCGTAGGGAATAGAGATGCGTTCCCATCTGCAAAAGGGGTCGAAATTGCGCTTGCTATAGGCCTTCAGCTTGAGTTTGTAGTCATTATAGACCTTGAACCGGGAGATTTCGACGACACCATTGGTGCGTGTAGTGGGTAAATCATATACCGTATAATACTTTTTGGCGAAATTGGTGACAAACCAGTCGACGATGCGGAGTGAAATTTTGGATTCGCCGTTGATGATATTCATCATCTTGTGGATGTTCTCACGGTCGCCGTAGAATTCCATGAGACTTTTCATTAAAAGACTATTTTGGGTTGTGGTAGATGTATAGGTTGCCATTATGTGTATGTGTATAGGGGCGATTTTCTATATGGATTTTGTGATATAGATTTTTGTTTGTTAGAAAATTGAATTATCCATAACATATATACAAAAACACCATATACCATGAAATGTTTAGCGAAAGACCGCCATAATGACAATTGCAGAAACCATATCATACAACATAGTCGGTTTTGCAAATATCATCAATATATGAACGCATATGATGATACGATGCTATCTAAATTAGAATTATGTTCATCTTGTTTAAAGATGTATTATTTTGAAGGAAGCGCAAAGATTTGCGAAAAATGCACAAATCGAGGTATTGCTAACCGGAAAAAATCACGAGAAAATAAAATATTATGCATAAAATCCGGATGTACATTCAAACGTTCAGTTGAAAATGCATATTGTGGGAAGCATCAATTATGTGTATTTCAAGATGAAACACACAACATGAATATGAAAACATGTTTCAATGTAATCCGTGGATGTAGAAGTCAACTAGCTATGGATTATCCATATTCAAAATGCGAAATTTGTTTAGCCGATGAAAGAAACAAAGACAATGCAATGCGCAATGAAGTGAAGAAATTAAATGAAACGAATCCGTCAGATGATATGAAATATTGTAATACTTGCTGTAAAAACTTACCATTTGAATTCTTTATTGGTTGTAAAAACAAAATCACAAAAACGTGTGAAAAATGTCGTGAAAATAATCATACTCAAGATTTATTGCGTGATAAAGAACATCGCAACGAACTTACGCGAAATAGTATAAAAGAAAAGTATAGATGTTATATCAAAGATTGCCCAAAACGAAATTTAATATTTTCCCTATCGTACGATGAATTTGTTTCTATTACACAAACACCTTGTTATTATTGTGGCATTCTTCAAACTCGTGGATTTAATGGAATTGACCGAATCGATTCAAAAAAGGGTTATATATTGGAAAATTGCGTAAGTTGTTGTCAAATGTGCAATTACATGAAAGGGTCGATTGGGTATTCCATATTTATTTCTAGAATAGAACATATTCTTACATATCAACAACGAATTGTTGGCAATTTACATCCAGAGTGTTTCGCAAATCATATACGCGGATCATATAATAATTATAAACACAGTGCTGCATATCGAAATTTAGAATTTGCATTGTCGAATGAGGAATATGAAAATATTGCAGACGAACCCTGTTATATATGTGGAAAACAAAATAACGGATTACATCAAAATGGGATTGACCGATTTGATAATTCACAAGGATATATAATGACAAATGTGAAAGCATGTTGCGGAGAATGCAATTTTATGAAGAGCGATTATGAATTTGATAAAATGATAGACAAATGTGAATTAATTTATCAAACACATGAAAATTCAAGACATATTGTGTCTGAAAATACATGCTGTAATTATATCGCAAAACGGAAAAATATATAAATATGAAGCCATAAAATAGCCTCATATTTAATTAATTAATACAAATGAAAAATACCACTGCATATATGCAGCGACTTTAATTACTGTACGCAACGCCTGCCCTCGACTACCCCTAAGTTTCCCTAGGGGGATGGACTGTATCTTAACCCGACTCTGGCTGCTTAGGCCTTCATCATCGAGCGACTACCGTTCAGTCTCTGACACCCTACCATTGACTAGCAAATCGTCTTTAGGTAGTAAGTATGCGGATTGCCCAATCCTCAACATTATTACGATACCGGAGTTTTATCTCCGCCATGAGTTAGTTTCCTATACTCACTTCGTAGTTGAGGCTCTAAGGGGTTCCCCGAACAACAAGTAATCTCGCAAGGTTTTAACCTCACTAACAACTGACCATGGTATAACTAGGGGTCCAAACGTTTTTTCCACAAACAGAGCCTATATGTCTGTGGCGTGTTGTTTTTGGGCACATTTTTTTATTTCTGTTTATGCCTGACATGACGCGTAATACGTTGTAATTGACTGCGTATACTCTGACCTTGGCAGTAGAAGTTCCACTGACGGTGGCAGATGAAAGGACAAGCTGTAAGACAGCGTTATCGATTCTTGAGAAGTTGCACGTGCCGCTTGGTTGATGCTCTTCAGGCTTCAATGCGAAGGAGTATACGTTGATACCACAGTCTGGTGCACGAGTGTGGTGTTGGAAAGGTTGAACGACGTCGAAGTATGATCCTTCGCGTTCAGAGAATCTGTCTTGACCGTTAAGTTGTAACTTAGCAGTGACGACTGGGTTCTCACCCCAGCAGTGCATGTCAAGAGCGGTTTCGGCTAATACGAAAGTACCAGCATCGGATAAACCGGATTCAGTGGTTGGAAGAGCACCGCCTAAGACGCTGTTAGCACCCCAGGTGGCGTTACCTGAAACATCAACAGCACCTGGCATTTGGAATAATCCTGAGGCGGTGATGAAGGCGTTGACACCTGAGGTTTCAGCAGGTCCACCGAAAGCATGGATGGCATTTGGTAAAGCATCGATGGCATCAGTGTAGTTGAATGGTTGAGCACCTAAGGTCTTGTACAAAGTGGTACCACCTTCTAATGATGAGCAGTAGTCAACGTTGGCATCAGGTTGGACGACCCAGATTAACTCCTTGCAAGGATGGTTGAAATTCAACTTGATCTTGTTGGATGAGCTGCCGACTGACTCATCGCCCGTAAATTGCACCTGTTCGATAAGGTACTCATGTGGGTTCTGGGCCATTTTACGTCTTTCGTCAGTGTCTAAGAAGACATAGTCGACGTACAAAGATGCAGCGACCAGGGATGAGGAGTATGCGTTGGAGACAGAGACAGTTGATCCGTTTGTATTGGATAGACTACTGACTGCCCATAAGCACTCACCGATTGGTCTGAAATCGATGTTGATCTTAACTTCGTG